GATACTGATACTCTAGGGTTTAACTTGATGGCAACACCAGGATACCCAGAAGCAATTCAGAACATGATTGCACTAAACACTGATCGCGGTATTACTGCATTCGTAGTCGGTGACACACCATTCCGTCTAGAGCCAACAGGAACTGCTCTAAGCAACTGGGGTATGAACACAGCAGGTGCGTTGGACAATGGTGATTTAGGTGCTACCAGCTTTGACGAATACATGGCTATGTATTATCCTAGTGGCTTTACTAATGACAACACTGGTAATTCTATTGTTGTTCCTCCGAGCCACATGATGTTGCGCACAATCATTAACAGTGATGCTAAGAGCTACCCATGGTTTGCTCCAGCAGGTACACGTCGTGGTAATATTGACAATGCTAGCAGCGTTGGATACATTACGAGCGAAGGCGAATTTAAAACAGTTGCACTACACCAAGGTCTACGTGATGTTCTAAGCGATGTTAAGATTAACCCAATTGCTACACTAACAGGTGTTGGCGTATTGGCGTACGGTCAACGCACTCGTGCAAGAAATGCCAGCAGTTTAGATCGCATCAACGTTGCTCGTTTAGTTTGCTACCTACGCAAGCAGTTAGATGTATTAGCAAGACCATTCTTGTTTGAACCTAACGATGCACAAACTCGTAGAGAGATCAAGGCAGCAGCAGAAAGTCTAATGTTAGAGTTGGTAGGTCAACGTGCTCTATACGATTTCATTGTAGTCTGTGACGAATCAAACAATACACCTGCAAGAATTGATCGCAGTGAGTTGTATCTAGACATTGCTATTGAGCCAGTTAAGGCTGTGGAATTCATTTACATTCCTCTACGCTTGAAAAACACTGGTGATATTGCAGCCGGACTATAAGTGGTAAATAAAAAGAATAAGGAGCAGTTAAATGCCAATCGCAAGTTTAAATAGATTTACAGTACCGTTGAGTGCAACCCAAGCGGCTACCACTCAGGGACTGTTAATGCCAAAGTTAAAGTATCGCTTCCGCGTTACGTTAGATAACTTTGGTGTTGCAGGTACTCCTTCTACAGAAATAACTAAGCAGGTTATGAACGTGACCCGTCCTGAAGTTAGTTTTGAAGAAGTTAAGTTGCCAGTGTATAACAGCACAGTTAAGATTCTAGGTAAGCACAGTTTTGCTGATGCTAAACTAACAATCCGTGACGATGCAAGTGGTGTTGTTAGCCGTAAAGTTGGCGAACAGTTGCAGAAACAATTCGACTTCTTTGAACAGAGTGGTGCAGCAAGTGCAATCGACTACAAGTTTAGAATGCGTGTCGAAATACTAGACGGCGGAAACGGTCAATTTGAACCAGTCACGCTAGAAAGTTTTGAATTCTTAGGTTGCTTTATTAAACAAGCTGTATATCAAGGTGGTGATTACAACAGCAACGATCCAATGGATATTGCACTAACAATTACATTTGATAACGCAATCCAGTTAGAAGCACCTGGTGGAACATCAAGCGGAATTGGTATAGATACAGGTCGAATTGTAAGACCAGCAGGAGCACAAGGTTTAGCTACTGGTTAATAGTTAAATTATTCCTAAACAGGCCCAGCTTAATCTCTGGGCTTTTTCTTTGGCTAAATATTGCTATGAGTAATGCCTTAACAAATTTTTTAACATCGTCAAAGTCTGGATATACTTCTGGGTATCCTGTATTGAAAGACTATCAACATGCTAGCAGATTGTATGTTGATAGCACATACAAGCTCGCACCTAAGTTTGGATTTTTATACTTTGTACAAATTAATATAAATCCAGATGCAGTTATTGATCAGCAGTGGTTAGAACAAAAAGGCAGTCGAGAAGTCGGCCTTCTTGCAAAGAAAGTAGATCTTCCTAAATTTACAATTGCTACAGAAACTCTTAATCAATACAATAGAAAAACAGTAGTTCAGACCAAACTAAACTATAGCCCTGTTACAATCGAATTACACGATGACAATACCAATATTACTCATAATCTTTGGTTAAATTATTATAAGCATTATTACGCAGACAGTCTTCAGGCTGATATTGGAGCAGGCACTGCCCGAGAAAGAACTAGCCCAGATGCCTATCGTGATACAAAATACGGAGTAGTTGATTATACCTACGGAAGATACGACAGGGGTACAATTGGAGACTTTATAAAAAGTATTGATATTTTTGTATTGTATCAGCAAAAGTTTACACAGTACACATTGATTAATCCTAAAATTAACGAATGGGCACATGACGGAGTAAATCAAGCTGAAGGCAATAAGGTTATGCAAAATAAAATGCAAATATCTTATGAAAATGTAGTTTACAAAACAGGAATAATTGAACCCGGAAAAGCACCTGAAACATGGTTGCCCGTTTATTATGACAATACACCTAGTCCTTATCAAGTTGCAGGTAATCCGATAAACAATCCCCAGTATGTTAGGCAGCAAACAGGTTTTGATAAACCAGGTGCTCAACGAGTATTTGGCAGAGTAGGAGGCCCATACAATTCACCTAACCCACTGTTAGACATTGCTAAAATTTTAGCAAAAAATTATGTCAACAAAAACGGAGTTGCAAGAGTTAAGTCTACAGGATACAATATAGCGGCTGGTGTGTTAGGAGCAGCAACTTCGACTGGTGGCGGCAAATTTTCCTCACCGCCGAGTAATGAGCCACAACCAGGAATTGTAAATTTACCAGGTGGGATAGGTATAAACATCTTCAAAGGTCTAAATACCAGCGTCGACGGAAAAATTAGAGCAAATCCTGCTGCGTTGATCTTTCCACCTAAGAGATAACTATGTCATATTCTAACATACCCATTAATCAAACTACAAACAGCACTGTTAATGCATTTGACAATTTTTACAGCGCACCTGTAGAAATGAATGCTACGGTCCTAGCAGCAATGACTGGATTTTTTACAAACAAAGGGTTTGGTGAAGTTGCAGCAGAATCAATAGCTGTTACTATTATTACACAGGCAAAACAAGACGGCTATAATCCTATGCAGATTTTAGATACATTAAAGAGTCTAGGAGATATTGAATTATCTGGACTGGTATCTGAAATACTAAATTACAATCGATTCAAAAGTAGCAGTCTCGGTGCTGCACAACCTTTTCAACCAAATCCTGAAGTATTACGAAATATAATTGCATGAGTTTAAAGTTTAGTAAAGGTGGATTTTCTTTAAAGAATCCAGAAAAGTATATTGGTACAAAACTACCAGTTTACAGAAGTAGTTGGGAAATGTCTGTAATGCTTTTTTGCGATAACAATCCTAGTGTTCAGCAATGGAGCAGTGAATCTGTTAAAATACCCTACCGAGACCCATTGACCGGTAAGCATACTGTATATGTGCCCGACTTTCTTGTAGTGTATGTAGATAAAAATCAAAAGAAACATGCAGAGTTGTGGGAAGTAAAACCGGCTAACCAGACTCTTATAGAAAAAGTTGGAAAAAATCCCTACAATCAAGCACAGTTCGTTAAGAATCAAGCTAAGTGGGCCGCAGCATCTTATTGGTGTCAGCAAAACGGTGTAAAATTTCGAATATTAAACGAAAGCGATATTTTTCACAATCCTGGAAAACGGAATAAGTAAGGTTATGACAAAACGACTTGAAGAAATTCTCAATATTGATCCAGTTGACGAACCTGTAATTACACCAACTCCTGCAGACTCTGCTCCCGTTCCTGTAATCGATTTGCAAGACAAGTTAGAAGAATTTGATAAAATTGCAGCAGCACTGCCTAGAGTTAAGGGGCTCGGTGATATAGCAGACGGAGAACTAGATGCACTAGCCGACAAGGCAGAAAAAGCCTATGATGACTTAATGGATCTAGGTATGAATGTAGAAGCACGCTACGGCGCACGCATGTTTGAAGTTGCGGCCAGCATGATGACACAGGCTATTGCTGCTAAGAGTGCTAAAATTGATAAGAAATTAAAAATGGTAGATCTACAGCTTAAGAAGCTAGCCATTGATAAAAAACACGGTCAAGAGGGCGGA